AATGATCTATTCCCTCGTAAGATACTATGTGGATAGAGGCGAAAAAATTCTTTTAGTTGTTCCAACGACATCTCTTGTAGAGCAGATGTACAAGGACTTTCTTGATTATGGTTGGGATGCTGACTCATACTGTCACCGTATCTATTCTGGTAGGGAAAAAACTAATGAATATCCTGTAACTATTACGACTTGGCAATCAGTATATAAACTAGAGCGTTCATTCTTTGAGGATTACGGATGTATTATAGGTGATGAAGCTCATTTATTCAAGAGCAAATCACTTATACAAATCATGACAAAGTTGCATCATGCAAAGTATCGTTTTGGTTTTACTGGAACTTTAGACGGAACACAAACTCACAAATGGGTATTAGAAGGTTTGTTTGGTCCATCATATAAAGTTACAAGAACTGATGAGTTAATGAGACAAGGACACTTATCTCAACTTGATATTCAATGTCTTGTACTCAAACACTCACCACAAAAGTTTGAAACTTATGAAGATGAGATACAATATTTAATCAGTCACGAACAAAGAAATAAGTTTATTACAAATCTTACTCTTGACTTAAAAGGAAACACTCTTGTTCTATTCAGCAGAGTAGAAGCACATGGAGCAATATTATATGAAAAGATAAATACTAATAAGAGAATTGATCGTAAAGTATTTTTTGTTCATGGAGGAGTGGATGCTGAGGAAAGAGAACTAGTTAGAGAGATTACAGAAAGAGAAAACAACGCAATTATCGTTGCATCTTATGGAACTTTTTCTACTGGTATCAACATTAAAAATCTCCATAATGTTATCTTTGCCTCTCCAAGTAAATCAAGAGTCCGTAATCTTCAAAGTATTGGACGAGTTCTTAGAAAAGGAAAAGACAAAGTAAAAGCAACTCTTTATGATATTGCTGATGATAGTTCAACTAAAACAAAAAGAAATTATACTCTAAATCATTTTATTGAAAGGATTAAAATATATAACGAAGAAAATTTTAATTATGAGATAATCACAATACAACTAAAGAAAAATGGGAATTGAAGACGACTTTTATGCAACAGTTAAATTAAAAACAGGCGAAGAAATCTTTGCAAAGGTAGCAGCTTCTGAAGAAGAAGACAGAACTTTATTGATCGTTTCAAATCCAATAATAGTATCTGAAATTAAAAGTAAAGGTGGTATTGTTGGATATAAGGTAGAACCCTGGTTAAAAACAACAACTGATGATATGTTTATTCTTAACCTTAATGACGTTCTGACTTTATCTGAATCTTCTGATATTGAAATGATTATGATGTACCAAAATTACATTCGTCAATCAAGAAAAGAAGGAAACCATTCCAAGATCAATCGTAGAATGGGTTACTTAGGAAATGTAAATGATACAAAAGAGATCTTAGAGAAACTCTTTAAAAATAGCTAAAGCTAATCTTTTCAACCTCCACAAAGGTTATTGTACAGGGTTTTAGATACCTTGTCAAGCATTTGTATAAGTGGTATAATCTATACATAATAATGATAAAAACTTATGATAAGTACAGCAGTTATGACCAAGAGAAAAAGGTCAGAGCACTACGTCAATAATAAAGAGTTCCTTGCTGCTATTATTAAGTATCGTGAGGACGTTGAAATAACGTTTATTAAAAAGTTTGGCAGAGAACTAACAAAAGAAGACCGTGCAACAACCTGGGATACAAAACCTCCTATTCCTCGCTACATCGGTGAGTGTTTTCTTAAGATTGCTAATCACCTGTCATTCAAACCAAACTTCGTGAACTATATGTTCAAGGAAGATATGATTTCTGATGGGATTGAAAACTGTGTTCAATACATTCATAACTTCAATCCAGAGAAGTCACAAAACCCATTTGCATACTTCACTCAAATCATTCACTACGCTTTCCTTCGCCGTATTCAAAGAGAAAAGCGTCAGTTAGAAATCAAGAACAAGATTATTGAAAGATCTGGATACAGTGAAGTATTCGATGACAACAATACTCTTGACGGAAATAACTATTCGGATTATAATAGCATCAAAGATAATGTCCATAGTAAACTTCGATATTGAATGAAAGTTGCTATTATTACTGATCAACACTTTGGAGCAAGAAAGAATTCAAAACTCTTTCATGATTACTTCTTAAAGTTTTATAATGATATTTTCTTTCCTACTTTAGAAAAGGAAGGTATTACTACTGTCGTTGATATGGGTGATACCTTTGACAGTCGTAAAGGTATTGATTTTTCTGCACTTTCTTGGGCAAAAAGTAACTACTATGATCGTCTCCAAGAAATGGGAGTAACCGTTCATACGATTGTTGGCAACCATACTGCTTACTATAAAAATACTAACGAAGTAAATGCTGTGGATTTGTTGCTTCGTGAATATGATAATGTAACTGTTTATTCAGAACCAACCGAAGTTAAATTAGGAAATCTTAATACACTTTTCATACCCTGGATTAATCAAGAAAATGAAACAAACACTCTTAAACTTATTAAAAATACATCTTGCAAGTGTGCGATGGGGCACCTTGAACTCCAAGGATTTAGAGTTAATAGCCAAATCATCATGGAGCATGGTTTGGAGGGCAAACTATTTGAGAAGTTCACTAGGGTCTACTCGGGACACTATCACACTAGATCGACTAACGGAACAGTCTTCTATCTAGGAAATCCTTATGAGATGTTTTGGAATGATGTTAAAGATTCCAGGGGATTTCATATTTTTGATACAGAAACACTAGAACATACTCCTATCAATAATCCTTATAGGATGTTTTACAATATCTATTATGAGGACACAAATCACCAAACATTTGATACAAGAGAGTATGAGAATAAAATTGTAAAGGTTATAGTTCGCAAAAAAACAGATATTAAAAAGTTTGAAAAATTTATCGATAAACTTTATTCATCTGGAATCGCTGAACTTAAAATAGTTGAGAACTTTCAGATACAAGAGTCTGAAGACTTTGAAGCATTTGAATCAGAAGACACTCTTTCAATCTTGAATAGATATATTGAGGAGGCAGAAATTAATCTTGATAAATCAGTCATTCAGAAAATGATATATGAGATATATCAAGAAGCTTGTGAAATAGTCTAAGATGTTTATTTTAACAATAAATGGCAAAGAGAAAGAAGGAGCATACTCTGTAACTGATGACGATGGAGAACAGATTCTTTATTTGTTTGAAGAAGAGGATGATGCTGTAAGATATGCTATGATGTTAGAAGAAGAAGGAAGTCCTGAAATGCATGTTATTGAGATTGAAGATGACGTAATGATCAAGACATGTGAAATTCATGATTATCGATATACTATTATTACTCCTAATGACATTGTGATCCCTCCCGAAGAACATGATTTTATTTGAAAAAATTCGCTGGAAAAACTTTTTAAGCACTGGTAATCAGTTTACTGAAATTGATCTGCAAGAAAGTTCTACTACTCTGATTATTGGTACTAATGGTGCAGGAAAATCTACTGTTCTAGATGCACTTACTTTTTCATTGTTTGGTAAACCATTTCGCAAAATTAATAAACCTCAACTTATCAATTCTGTGAATGAAAAGGATTGTAAGGTTGAGGTTGAGTTTTCTATTGGTGATACTAACTGGAAAGTTATTCGTGGAATCAAACCAGCCATTTTTGAGATTTGGAGAAATGGTTCTGCACTAGATCAGTCTGCTGCTGCTTTGGATCAACAAAAATGGTTAGAGCAGAATGTTCTGAAAATGAACTATAAGTCTTTCACTCAGATTGTGATTCTCGGTAGCAGCACTTTTGTTCCTTTCATGCAACTTTCTGCTGCGAATCGGAGAGAAGTTATTGAAGATCTATTGGATATTAAGATCTTTTCTTCTATGAATAATCTTATCAAAGAAAAGATAAGATCTGTCAAGGAAGATATTAAAATATTGGAATTAAAAAAAGAAACTCTTAAAGATAAAGTTCAAATGCAAAAGGACTTTATTGAAGAACTTGAAAATCGCGGTAATGCCAATATAAACGCCAATAAAGAAAAGATTGTCAATTTGGATAAAGAAATTGATGATTATGTGGAAGAAAATACCTCTAATGAAGATCCTCTTAGAGCACTTATTCGTGAGCAAGATGCTATTACTGGATATGCAGAAAAACTGCGTAGGCTTGGAAACCTGAAAGGAAAGATTTCTCAGAAGGTATCAACTATTACTAAAGAACATAAGTTCTTCACAGAGAATACGGTATGCCCTACATGCACTCAGTCTATTGATGAGTCCTTCAGAATAAATAGAATTAACGACGCTCAAATTAAAGCAAAAGAGTTGCAATCTGGTTATAAAGAACTGGAAGAAGCAATTAAAGAGGAAGAGGAGCGAGAGCGTCAATTCACCGCTCTTACGAAGGAGATTTCAAAATTAACGAATGGCATTTCTCAAAACAATATTAAGATTAATGGATTACGGAGACAAATCCGAAATCTTGAATCAGAAATTCAAGTTCTTACCGAGAACCTTGCAAACCGAAATACTGAACATGAGAAGTTAGAATCCTTCAAAGACAACTTAAAAACTACATACGACGATCTCGCTTCTAAAAAAGACACTATCAACTATTACGATTTTTCGTATAGTTTGCTCAAAGACGGTGGAGTAAAATCCAAAATCATTAAGAAGTATCTACCGCTGATAAATCAGCAAGTTAACCGTTATCTTCAGATGATGGACTTTTATATCAACTTCGTTCTTGATGAGGAGTTTAACGAAACCGTCCAGTCACCTATTCATGAAGACTTTTCTTATGCTTCTTTTAGTGAAGGAGAAAAGATGAGGATTGACCTTGCACTTCTTTTCACTTGGAGAGAAGTTGCAAGAATGAAGAACTCAGTTAATACAAATCTTCTGATTATGGATGAGGTATTTGATTCTTCACTTGATGGATTTGGAACAGAAGAGTTTTTAAAGATCATTCGCTTTGTGATTAAGGACGCAAATATTTTTGTGATCTCTCACAAGACTGGACTTGAGGACAAATTTGCAAATGTCATAAAGTTTGAGAAAGTCAAAGGTTTTTCACGTATGATGGTTTAAACCGCTTTAAAGCAATGCAAGTCCCAAACTGGAAACACAACTCTGGGAAACCCCAGAAACGAAAACTTAAACCGCAAGCACTGAGGCAAGCAAAAGCACGACTCGCCCAGTTCAAAAAGCAGCACATGGGTCGCCCAAAAGGCGACCTTTCGTTTTATGATGGTCTCATACGAAACGAATCAGATGGCAATCAACCACGAAATCAAGTCGCAACTTGCCAAACTGCTGGCTACTGAAGATCTTGTGGTAGAGCACAAGCAAGTTTCTACTGCTTGCTTTAACGTTCATACTCGTGTTCTGACTCTTCCTTTGTGGGAGAAAGCGAGTGGACTTGTATATGATCTTCTCGTTGGTCATGAAGTGGGTCATGCTTTGTTTACTCCAGATGAAGATTGGTTGGATAAAGTAAAAGTCCCACCTCAGTTTGTGAATATTGTTGAGGATGCTCGTATTGAGAAACTGATGAAGCGTAAGTATGGTGGACTTGCGAAGACTTTCTTCAACGGATATAAAGAACTGAATGAAGAGGATTTCTTTCAGATTGCTGATGATGATATTTCTACTTTTAATCTTGCTGACCGAGTGAATCTATACTTTAAGATTGGAAACTTCGTAGCACTTGACTTTAAACCAGAAGAGCAAGAAATTATTAATCTGATCTCTGCATCTGAAACTTTTGCAGATGTGTTGATTGCTGCTGAAGAACTTTATAAGTATTGCAAGCAAGAAAAGGAGCAGCAGCAGAAGGTTGCTGATTTTGATGCCCATGAACAGCAAGGAAATTCACAGTCTCCTGCTAACGAAATTGTAGAAAGTGGTAATTCTTCTTCGGAAGAGGAAGGTGATAGTGATGGTTCTCAGGAACAACCCGATCCTGAACAATCATATGGTGGAACTGCTCATGGCAATCAACCTCCAGTAAAATCTGCAGGTGATAAAGATGAACCTGAAGTTCGCACTGTTGATTCTTTGGAAGAAAAGATTCGTGATCTTGTAAACAACGAAGGATATGAGAATACTTATGTTGAAGTTCCTCAAGTAAATCTTGATACTATTATTGGTAAAAACTCTGAAGTTCATAAAGAAATCAGTAACTCCTTTGAACATCAACAAAAACTTCATAATGAGTGTGCTGAAGAAAAAGGTTTCCCTGCGATAAATCTTTATCAAGTAGTTGATTCTGAGTTTAAACAGTTTAAATCTTCTGCTCAGAAAGAAGTCAACTATTTGGTGAAAGAGTTTGAATGTCGCAAAGCAGCAGATCAGTATGCTCGTGCATCAACTTCTCGCACTGGTGTTCTTGATACTACTCGTCTTCATACTTACAAGTATAATGAGGATCTGTTTAAGAAAATCTCTGTGATTCCTGATGGAAAGAATCATGGTCTGGTGTTTGTGCTGGACTGGAGTGGTTCGATGTGTGATGTGATGCTTGATACTTGCAAGCAACTCTTCAATCTTGTGTGGTTCTGTAAGAAAGTTTCTATTCCCTTTGAGGTTTATGCTTTCACGAGTGAGTGGCGTCGTGGTGAGTATGATTATGATCTTGGAAAGCACATTGCAGCAGATCGCACTCCTCATTATGAAAAGAAAGAAAATCTTCTGATTATTGATGAAACCTTTTCGATGATGAATATTCTTACTAGTAAAGTATCTGGTAAAGAACTTGAGAATCAAATGATTAACATCTGGCGTCTTGCTTCTTGCTTTGTAAATACTTATCGTTCTTATTATACTTATCCCAGTCGTCTGAGTTTGTCTGGAACTCCTCTAAATGAAGCTTTGATTTCTCTTCATCAGATTCTTCCTAAGTTTCAGAAAGAGAATAAACTTCAGAAAGTCCAATGTATTGTTTTGACTGATGGTGAAGCAAATCAACTTACATACCATCGTGAAGTAAATCGTCGGTGGGAAACGCAACCTTATCTTGGTAGTGGATACATTAATCCTAATAATACCTTCCTTCGTGATCGCAAACTTGGGACAACTTATAAGATTGATTATGGATATCACGCATTCACTGATACTCTTTTGAAAAATCTGAAAGATAAGTTTTCTAACACAAACTTTATCGGTATTCGTGTTCTTGAATCTAGGAATGCCCAGCGGTTCATCGGTCTTTATCACTCTATTAATGACGGTAAAGTATATGATAAAATCCAAAATGACTGGAAAAAATTGAGAAGTTTCGCTATTACTAACTCTGGGTATGATGCATACTTTGGTTTGTCTGCTACAGCACTTTCTCAGGAAACTGAGTTTGAAGTTGCTGATGATGCAACCAAGTCTCAAATCAAGTCTGCTTTCGTCAAATCACTTAAAACTAAAAAACTAAATAAAAAAGTATTAGGAGAATTTATTTCTTTGGTAGCATGAAGACTTTTCAACAATTTACTGCTGAAGCACATCGTCCTCCTGCTGGATGGAAATCCTATGGTGGTTATGAAAAGGAACCAGCAAAGGTTAATGCAACTGCTGATAGAATAGATGATATTAGAAAGAGTATTAATGCTAGAATAAAATCCAAAGAAAAGTAAATGGTAAAGAATGAAACAAAACTGGAAAGAAATTGCTATTGCATCTGAAAGAGATCCTAAAGTTATTGAAATCCTAAAAGAAGGTCCAAAATCTTTGTCTCAAGCATATCTACTTCAAGCTATGCGATACAAGTATGGACAGTCTGGAAACTGACTACTGGGGGTCTTTATGACCCCCTTTTTCGTTTATAATGACTAGGTTGAAACGAAACAAACGAATGGCACTCTCCTCCGACTACATCCGCACTTCCCTTCAGAACCTGTATGGAAATACCGTTACAGGTGCTGATATTCGTGCTTGGTGTAATCTGAACGATGCTAACTATCAAACCGTTACTAAGAAACTTGATGAGTTTAAAGTTGGTCGTGGTAAATGGAATCTTGAAGTAACACCTCAAAAAGTTCAAGAGATTGAACGTACTTTCCAAGCACCTGCTGTGGTTCCTCCTGTAGAGCAAAATCTTATTCCTGAAAAAGATGATACCTTCGTCAAGTTTGGTAACTTTGCTGATGTTAAAAAGATTATCCAGTCACGTCTTTTCTATCCTACTTTTATTACTGGTCTCTCTGGTAACGGTAAAACTTTCAGCGTAGAGCAAGCTTGTTCTCAACTGAAGCGTGAACTGATCCGTGTAAATATTACGATTGAAACTGATGAAGATGACCTTATCGGTGGTTTTAGGCTTGTTGATGGGAACACTGCATGGCATAACGGTCCCGTTATCGAAGCACTTGAGCGAGGAGCAGTCCTTCTCCTTGATGAGATCGACCTCGCATCTAACAAGATCCTCTGCCTTCAGTCCATTCTAGAAGGTAAGGGTGTCTTCCTGAAAAAGATTGGTCGATGGGTAAAACCCGCTGCTGGTTTTAATGTGATTGCTACCGCAAACACTAAGGGTAAGGGTTCTGATGATGGTCGCTTCATCGGCACCAACGTGCTCAACGAAGCATTCCTGGAACGCTTCCCTGTAACCTTCGAGCAGTCCTATCCTGCTCCTGCAACCGAACAGAAGATCCTGGAGGGGGTTGCTCTGGACCTTGGTGTGGAAGACCGCGACTTCTGTAAGCGTCTGGTGGATTGGGGTGATATTATCCGTAAGACCTTCTATGATGGTGGTATTGAGGAAATCATCAGCACGCGCCGTTTGGTTCACATCATCCGTGCATACAGTATCTTCCAAGATAAAGCCAAAGCAATTCAAGTTTGCGTGAATCGTTTTGATGACGAAACCAAGCAAGCCTTCCTTGAACTGTATGACAAGGTGGATGCTGATTTCCAAATGCCCACTGAAGAGGTTGCTCAAGACGCACCTTTCTGATAGAATATTGGGAGGTCAATGTGCCTCCTCTTTTTAACCTTTACTATGAAACAAAATGTCGGAAAACTTTGAGAGCACTTATGAAAGCCTTCTTCCAGAAGGATTTTCTGCAACTTATGCTGCAGATACCGTGTCATTTAATCAAGATTTCTGGGAAGAAGATGGTATTAGTCTAACTGGAAATCCTAGTTACTCACCAGATACAATTAGTTTTGTTGGTTCACGTCTTTCTGGTGGTCTTGGTGACGACCACATTAATTTGAGTTCATCTTTTAATTTGAATATGCCCGAAGATACAAATAAAAACGGTTTCTGGAAATACGAAGAAGATAAAACTCTGAAAGCAGTAGAAGAATATCTTTCCAGTACTTATCATTCTCACTATACTTCTGAACAGTCCAAAACTCAGACTCTTGATCTGATTGAAAGTATTGGTGATTCGGAAGCATTTACTCGTTCTAACGCTATCAAGTATCTTTCTCGCTTTGGTAAGAAGAATGGTAAGTCTAAAATGGATATTTTGAAAGCAATTCACTATTGTATTCTTCTGTATCATTTTGCTGGTCTGCATAAGAATAATTCCAACAACTATCCTTATTGATTATGAAACTCCAAGAAAAAACTATGAAACTCTCTGATAATACTCTTTCTGTTCTGAAAAACTTTTCTTCTATTAACCAGTCTATTCTTTTCAAGCAAGGTAATAAACTTCGCACCATTTCTGTGATGAAGAATATTCTTGCTGAAGCAACTGTTAATGAAGATCTTCCTAAAGACTTTGGTATCTATGATCTCAATCAGTTTCTGAATGGTCTCGGTTTGCACCAGAGTCCAGAACTTGATTTTCAGAATGATGGGTATGTGGTCATCAAAGAAGGTAAGTCTCGTTCCAAATATTTCTTTGCTGATCCGAGTGTGATTATTACTCCTCCAGAAAAAGAAATTGTACTTCCTAGCGAAGATGTTTGTTTTGAACTGAGCACCGAACAACTTGATAAACTTCTCAAAGCAGCTGCAGTTTATCAACTCCCAGATATTTCTGCTGTTGGTGAAGCAGGTGTTGTTAAACTTGTTGTCCGCGACAAGAAGAATGATACATCCAACGACTTTGCAGTTGTTGTTGGAGAGACTGAAAACAAGTTTTGCTTCAACTTTAAAGTAGAAAACATCAAGGTTCTTCCTGGAACTTATGAAGTAGTTGTATCACAAAAACTTTTGTCACGATTCACTTCTAAGAACCATGATCTGGTGTATTATATTGCTCTGGAACCAGACTCAACTTTTGAATGAAAAACTGGGATGAACTCTTTGGCAACCTACCAGATTCTGAAAAGGACAAGGTTGCCCTTCTTCGGGTAATGGAATGTGCAAATGGTTGCATTCAATATGCATTCAGAGATGAAAGACCATATGCACTTTCACTTGATGACACAAGAAAGGCTATGAAGTTTAGTATGTCTTGTATGAAGACGATGACTATTCCTCTTAAGGAAGAAACCATTACTTTCGCACCTGAGACTGAAAAACTTTGTAGGGAAGTTAGAGAACTCTACATTAGTGGATTCAAGAATGGAAATGAAGAAGACTATGAAGAGTTTATGAATGCTTCTGGTGCTACTGTAAATGCTGTTGGTAAGGAAAGACTTCTGCAAGCAAAAGAAATACTGGCACAGAACATCACCGATATTCCACCTCAGACACTAGACTGGGGTATACACTATTTGATGCAGTTTTTGGAATGAACATCTTTGTTACTTCTCCTTGGCCTGCTGAGAGTGCCATCTGCCTCCCAGACAAGCACGTTGTTAAAATGCCCCTAGAGTGCTGTCAGATGCTTTCTATCGTTGCTTCTGATAAGTGGGGTCATGGATATGGTCCTTTGCTTAAGACTGATAACACTCCTTACAAAACTGAAAAGGGTGCGTTTCGTAATCATCCCTGTACCAAATGGGCGATGGAAAACATCCATAATGCCTATTGGTTGATTAAACATGGTTTGAACTTGTGCGATGAGTACACTCTGAGGTATAATAAAACGCATTCCTGTTACAAGACACTTGTAGATGCTTTCTACTTGTTTCCAAGGGGAAAGATTACGGAAGTAACTCCGTTTGTTCGTGCTATGCCTGACGAATATAAACTTGACGATAGCATCTCAACATTTGATGCATACAAAATGTATATCGCATCCAAACCTTGGGTTGCAGATAACTATTTGCGTATGCCTGAACGTAAACCTGATTGGGTATAAACATTATGAGTCGTGATGAATTTTTGTGGGTGGAACGTTATCGCCCAAAAACTATTGAAGATTGCATCCTCCCAGATGCAACTAAAAAAACTTTTAAAGATTTCCTAGATAAAGGAGAGGTTCCAAACCTTCTTCTTGCTGGACCTGCTGGGTGCGGTAAGACTACTGTAGCAAAAGCATTGTGCAACGAACTAGGAGTAGATGTATATGTCATCAATGGATCCGACGAAGGTAGATTCCTTGATACTGTCCGAAACACTGCGAAAAACTTCGCTTCGACCGTCTCACTTTCGTCGTCTGCTAAACACAAAGTCATCATCATTGATGAGGCAGATAACACAACCAACGATGTACAACTCCTCTTACGGGCGTCTATTGAGGAGTTTAGTAATAACTGTCGATTTATCTTCACCTGCAACTACAAAAACAAAATCATTGAACCTCTCCACTCCCGATGCGCCGTTGTGGACTTCAATATCAAAGGGAAGGAGAGGGCCAACCTTGCTGCAGGTTTTTATGGACGACTTCAAGATATCTTACAAAAAGAAGGTATTGAATATGATTCAAAAGTTCTTATCGAACTGATTAATAAACACTTCCCAGATTGGCGTCGTGTTTTGAATGAGTGTCAGCGTTATTCTTCTGGTGGAGAAATTAATTCTGGTATTCTTGCAACGTTTAGTGATGTAAAAGTCAATGATCTTATTAATTACCTCAAGGATAAAAACTTTTCTGAAGTCCGAAAGTGGGTGGTCTCCAAC